TCTTTAATGCGAGTTTCAATAATCTTACAATATTCTTCTGAAATTTCACTTCCTATGTATTTTCTATTATTTAAAATTGCCATTTTAGCAGTTGTTCCACTTCCCATAAAAGGGTCATAAATTAAATCGGTTTCGTTACTCCAACTTATGATATGGTCGTTTGCTAATTGTTCAGGGAAAGGTGCAGGATGTTCAGTATTTTTTTGTGTATCAAATCGCCAAATATTGTTTCTTTTTCCAAATGGCTTTCTTTCCACTATCCTGTCTTTTCCTTTGCCTGTTTTGTCAAGTCCTCCATTCACCTTTACGGTTCCGCTTTTAACTTTGTTTTCCCTATCACAAATTAAGTTCGTTGTTTTCGGCATCCCTTTGGTTAGTATAAACATATACTCAAAGTTTTGCCCATAAAACTTATTACTACCTAAACAACCGCTTCCAGTCTTTTCCCAAATCATAGTTTCTACATTGAAACCAATTTGATTAAAGAACAAAACTTGCCTTAAAGATGTAAGTGTTTCACTTCCGTTCTTTGTGGCATCGTTTACATTCCAAACAACAACACCACCTTGTTTTGTTACTCTAAATAGTTCTTTTGCTACATTTTCAAAGTCAAAACAATATCCATTGTAAGTTCTTAAATCATCGTAAGGCGGTGAAGTAACCGTTAAGTCAATGAAATTATCAGGCATTTTAGCCATTGTTTCAAGGCAATTTTCGTTGTATATTTTATTTATTTCCATCGCTTCTTTTTTTAATTCTTTTTGTTTAGTGCTTCGTATTGAGTTTTTCGTTTAATCAACCGTGCCAGCGTATAACACGGGTTTGGCAAAAGTGGGTTACTTCTTTAAGTATGCTATCATACTTTCTAAAATAACTACATCATCTTTTAATAAACCAAGTGTAGAATTGCAATTGTGGCACAATAAGCCCCTTATCTGCATACTGCTATGGCAATGGTCAACTAAAAGATTAGAGCCTTTATTATGATTCGCATCTGCTGATTTACAAATAGCACATTTAAAGTCTTGCTTTTCAAGTAAATCTTCATATTGCTTTTTTGTAATTCCATATTTGCTTTTTAATAAATACCATCTTCTTTTCGAGTAATATTTTTCGTGTAACTCTCTTCTTTTTTCAGGGTTTCGCTTCTCCCAATCTTTATACATATCCGACTTACACCCTTTGCAAGCTGATGAATACCTACCTTTACTTAGATAGTATTCTGTTATTTCCTTTTCTTTTTTGCACCGAGAGCAATGTTTTTTATCTATCATTATCTTTAAGTTTGGTACAAATATAATGCTTTTATTTGACAAACCCAAATATATTTTAAAGTGGGCAGAAACATTCTGCTGAAATTGAGTATCCTACAAGCCCACCTTCGCCAAGCCCGAAAACGTTATAAGTTATTTATTTTTATCGTTAACCGCCTTGCAATCCGTAATAACGCATACTTTCCGTTTCTTCTTCTATTGTTTTATAAACCTTACAATCCTGTTGTTCTGATTCTTTTTTAGACTTCATATAAATACGTTCAAATTCACCTTTGTGATTCTTATGTAATATCCATCCAAATCCCTTATTTTTTTTATTTTTCATTTTGTGGTTTTAAAATAAACAACTTATAACATGGCATATAAAGCAAGTGGGCGAGTGGTGCGCAGCCTTTCAACTGTAAGCCTATTTTCACACTCTTTGAAACTTGCAAGTCTTCCTTCTTAACCCACCTGCTTATATACCAATACCGTTATGTTCAATTTGTTTTATTAAAATTTTCTCCCACCCGCTCGAAGTAAAAAACAATAGGCTTTACATCTTCAATAACAAGTCCGTAACGCTTTGCAATTTTGTATTGAGTGTTTATCTCGTTTAGGTGCTTCATAAACCCTTCAATCAGCTTTCTAAACTCCTCAAGGCTTCCACTGTGCTTATTGATATTACAACTTGCACAGGCTGGCATTTGGTTATCTATGTTAAATCTTTCGGGGTGCATTATGGTTGCTTTGGTTTTGTAATCTCGTTTATCGGCATCCCAAATTCTATTTCCGTTTTCATCTTTAACATACTCCCATCCTCTCCTTACTGGTTCAAGCTCATCAACGTGCCAGCCTTTTTGTAATTCAGAACCACAATAAGCACACCGCCCACCGTACTTGTTAAATATTAATTCTCGTTCTTGTTTTTTAGTCATAATTCCTACGCTCAAAATTTTAATAAAACAAACTGCCCTACGCACAGGCTAACACACCAACATAACAGCACATACACGCTATTTCCCATCGCTCATTCCAACGCTCACAGCGTGTATCTGCAAAACGTTATAGGCAATAGGGCAGACGTTCTTCAACATTTCGTTTGAAAAAATTAAAATAAAAAAAGCCCACGCTCTTCAACTTTTTCAAAATTGTTTGGTTTAAATTCCGTTCCATTTATTCTGTTTTGTGCTATTTTAAAATATTTATGGTCTTTCTCAATCCCTATAAAGTTTCTGTTTGTGTTTATACAAGCTACTCCAGTTGTGCCTGACCCCATGCAGTTATCAATTACGGTATCTCCCTCATTTGTGTAAGTTCTTATTAAATACTCCATTAGTGAAACAGGTTTTTCTGTTGGATGTAGTTTTTGTTGTGAAGAATGTTTAGGGTATTCAATTATAGATTTTGGAAATTTCATACCACTTAAATCTGTGTCAGGTCGCATCTTTATTTTATTAGAAAAACCAGGTGTGTTATCACTCTTGTTTTTATGCCCATGATTTATAGCGCCCTTAGACTTTATAGGGAAGTAGTTAGTTTTACCGTAACCGAAAACTAAAATATCCTCATGCACTTTTAATGGCTGTTTATTAGCAAGTGTAAAGTTTGCCGCAGACTTTTTGTCCCAAACCCAAGAGTATTTAAAGTTTTTAATATTACTCATTATTAATGCACTTGTAAATGGTTGTGAAGCAGTCAAAACTATTGCACCATTCTGTTTGATTATTCTTTTATATTGTTCCCATAGTTTATCAAATGGAATTATGGTATCCCATTTACAAGCAGTAGTTCCATAAGGCAAATCACACAAAACCATATCAACGCTTTGCGTAGGAACTGTCAAAGGAATTAACTCCAAACAATCACCTTTATATAAATCAATTATTGCCATCTCTTTTTTTCTTTTTTTTCTTTAGTGCTTCGATTAAACATTCTGCTAAAAATCCCTACTGCCTATAACAAGCGGTTTGGCAAAAGTGGGCAGACACATTCTGCTAAATTTGAGCATCCTACAAGCCCACCTTCGCCAAGCCCCAAAACGTTATGGTACATTTAAACCATGCCTACATCAATTACAGGTTTTCTGAATCTATAAGTTGATGCCTTTTCTTTTGGTGGGTGAATTACAGGTTCAGTCCATACAATTTCAACAGGCTCACTCTTTAACCATTCTGCCATTTTTTTTACTACTGAAATGTCACCTACAAAAGCCTTATCCATACATTTGTAAGTTGTAAAACAAGACCATTTACCATTAGGCATTCTTTTTGTGTTTACTTCGATTTTTTGCATTATATTTATATTTAGTTGTTAGAAATAATAAACGTACCATAACATTATATTGGCGCAATTTGCCACGCTAAAACATTCTAAACTGCGCCAATATTTAGAACGTTATGGGCAATTGCAGGAAACACCCTGCTAATCGAAAAGCCCTTTTTGTTTTTCATAATTCGTTATTAATATTTCTGTTCTACGATTTTTTAAGTTTTTCCTTTCGCCAATTATTATGACATTTAAACCTCGTTCTTTGGCTTGATTAAGAATAAATTCATTATCAAATTCAGACATTGCAAACTTGCATTTAGTAGCCTGTAAAGCATCAAATAAATCAATGCTATCCTGTTCAGTAAATGAATGAGAATAATTGTCTAATGTTTCAAGGTATGGTGGGTCGCAATAAATCAATGTTTCATTTTCCATACTATCAAAACAAATTGACTTTAAGAATTTACGAAAGTCATTGTTATAAAATTGAACATCATTTATAAGTTTGTAAGTTTCGTCTATTCTATCAAAGAATGTTTGCTTTGGTGTTCTTGGCTGTAATCGTATTGAAGAACCACCACCCATATGAGTAAGGTTGCTAATAAATAAAAACCTTATGCTTTTTTTAATTGGGTCTATTTCTTCATTACTTTTCCAATACTCTAATAAATCTGAATGTATTGGTGTTTGATAGTACAATTCTTCAAGTTCTTTTTTATTGTTCAAAATAGTAGTAAATAAACAAAATACATCTTTGTCAATATCATTAACCATATTAAATTTTGCTTTACGCTTCTGAAAAAACATTCCACCAGCCCCAAAAAATGGCTCAACATAGATTTTATGTTCAGGAAAGTATTTAATTATATCCTGTGCTATTGCTTGTTTATTTCCTAATCTTCTTAATATCATTTGACTAAATTTTGAGTACCCGAAAAGCAACTGCCCATAACAAGGGTTTTGCAAAAGCAGGGCAGAAACATCCTGCTAAAATTGAGCATCCTACAAGCCCACCTTCGCCAAGCCCGAAAACGTTAGCGGCAAGGTGGCACGATGACCGCCCAGTATCTAATTTCGTTATGGTTGTAAGCCCAACCGCTACCGTTCCAAGTTTCCCAATGTATTTTACCATCTTTTCTGCATATCAAATATTTACCGTAAGCGGTTGGGCGTGTTTCAATTTTATTCCAGTCGAAAGCCACCCAGCAGCTAACAGCAGTTTGCCGCAATGGCGGGTTCAGTTCTTCGTTCATAGCTTTGTAATCTCTTTCATCCATTGTATTTCAATTTAAGTTTAGTAATATAAATCCGCCACTGACGGCAAGCTGCAAAACGTTATACGCAAGCACTACATTTCGTTTCCAAATAGAGTTTGCGTTTCAAATTTTTTATTAAAATCTCCCACCCTCTTTAAAATAATATCGTAATACTTTTGTTCCTTTTCCATTACTATAAATTGTCTATTTGTATTCAAACAAGCGATGGCAGTTGTTCCGCTTCCTGCGGTATTGTCTAAAACCAAATCTCCTTCGTTTGTGTAGGTTTTAATTAGGTATTCAAATAGTTCGGTTGGTTTTTGTGTTGGGTGTAATTTACCTTTCATATTACCAGCGTTTGAAAATTCCAAAATATTACTTGGGTAATACTCATCGTTGTAATTATCCACTTCGTTATTCAAATCTCCGTAAGCATCAAACACTTTTTTAGTTGTTATTTTTTTGTTTCTAAACCTACCTTTTGTCATTTGCGGATTATAGATACATTGCTCTTTGTAAAATACCATAATATTTTCAAACTGCTTCAAAGGTCTTTTTTTGCAATTTAAAATACCTGTTTTGTTTTTCTTATCCCATATCCAATCGTATTTCCAATTTGAAATATTACTAAACCTTAATCCGCTTGAAAATGGTTCATTACCAAATAGAACAACTGCCCCATTAGGTTTTATTATTCTATTGTATTGTTCCCAAAGTTTATCAAAAGGTATAACTACATCCCATTTACTTTGAATAATTCCGTATGGTAAATCACAAAGTATCATATCAATACTTCCGTTTGGAATATCCTTCATAAGTTCCAAACAATCTCCTAATAATATTTCTTTTTTGCCCTCGCTCATTTTAATAAAAAATTTGTTTTGTGTTTCAATTTAAGTTTATCGTTTAATCAACCGTGCCAGCGTATAACACGGGTTTGGCAAAATGGCTGTTCAGTAATTCTATCAATCATTCGGTCTTAATTTTAAAGTTTTGTAATTCTATTTAGCTTCGGGTTCAGCCACTTCGCCAAGCCCGAAACCGTTAGCAACAATACCCTAATCGATCTCAATATCACCATAGGTTTCTTCTTCGCATTTTTTATTTAACAGAATTAAATCTGACATTTTGCCACTAACGACTACATTCATAATACTTCTTTCGTGAATACTAATATCTAATATTTCAACATTATAATCTTTATGATATTTATCTACATTTTCAGCAAATAAAACAGGAACCTTTGTTGTCAAAACAGTACTGTTGCTAACAGCGTTTTGGCAAGATTGCTGATTTTGTGGTTCATTCACGTTTTCGTTTCGCATAATATTTTGTTTAAAATTGATAATTTATTTTTCCGTACTCAGCAACCTCGCCAAGACGCAGGACGTTAGGCGTAATGCTAAGACAGCCCTCCGAAAATATGAGCAACCGTATTAACATTCCATCCATTTCCAAGCATTGTGTATCTATGAATATCAGATAATTCACAATCCGTATAATTTATAGGCACTGTTTGTAATTTTTCGCACTCATTAGGCGTTAGTTTCCTTATTCTGCCATTATGTATTAATCTAATAGAATTATGATGTGGTAAAGTAAGTGTTGGACATTTTCTGTCTAATTTCACTTTCTTATTGTAAACATCAATACAGGCAATATTTGGAGAATTAGTAACATCTACTTTCTTTAAAAGTAATTCTGTGTTTTTTTCTTTAAGCCAATATTTATCTTCAAACTCTTTATCTAAAATATCCTCAATAAAAATACCTTTATCTTCTAATTCCAATACAGGTATGTTAGTCCAATATAGTCTTTCTCTATTTTGTGCTGATACCAAGTTTGAGTTTATTTTTAATGGTTCACACCCCAATTCTTTTGAAATAATATCTTGCCATTGCTTTTTCATTTTTACATTTTCAAGTAAAAAATACTTCGGGTTACATTCTTTAAGTAATCTCACATATTCGTAAAATAAACCGCTTTTACCATCAAACCCAGTTCCATTACCTGCATTTGAAAAAGACTGACAAGGGCTTCCACCTATCAGTAAATCAATTTGCGGTAAATCCGTTCCTTTAATTCCCGTAACACTTCCAAGTTGTATAGTGTCAGGATAGTTGTGTTGTGTTACTTTGATAGCGTGTTTGTTAATCTCCGAAGCATAATATTTGCCGTAGGAAATGCCTGCTCTGTTGAGTGCTATTTGTCCGCAACTCATACCATCGAATAACGAAAGCACTACGCCTAACATCGGTTTTGTGCAAGTGGGGGTTTCTGCTATATTCATCATTTGTTTTTCAATTTAAGTTTAGTGGTGGGTTGAAAATTTCGGCTTCGATTTCCCCACCTGACACAAAGCCGAGAGTCGTTATGGGTAAGGCTACTATGACTGCACATAATCAAGTTCCGTTCTGACAGCTTGCCAAAAGACAACCTTTTCACTTCTATATAATCCGTTTATCAATTCAGCGTTTAATGTTGTGTATTGATGCAACATTTCATCTGCTAATACTTTCGCACATTCAACGGCTCTTGCGTGTAAAATACGCTTGAATGATAAACTACCATTGTCGTATAATTTATCAAGCATTGTGTTTACTAATTCGTTTGCTTTGTCTTTTGGTAACATTTCGTTTTCAAATTAAATTTAGTGCTGATAAACCGCCCAGCACATAACAGCGGTTTGGCAAAAGCTGCCAGAAAGTTTGTTGCGAAAATTAAGCATCCGTTAGGCAGCCTTCGCCAAGCCCCGAACCGTTAGGCGTAATTTTAGCGAACACCCGAAGGTGGCAGTCTTTCCTTGCTGTCATAAGTTATCTGATACTTAAAACCGTTCCCTTTTATTTCAGAGACCAATCACCGCTTATGTTTAAGTGCTTTGCGGTAACACTATTTTTTATAAACATACTTTTTCTTAAAATCTTCTGTTGTTGTTATGTTTATTTCTTCGCCTTTGTTCAATGCTTCCCAAGCATCTTTACTCATAATTAAATCGGCAGTATGGTCGTTGCCAATTCCAATCAATACATTTACAGTTTCTACAAAGAACTCGGTTTTAAACCCTGCTTTGTTTACAGTAATGTTAGCCTTCGGGCTTATCTTAATTTCTCTCCCAAGTCTTGTAAAATGGTCAATTTCATACTGATAAGTTCTTGTGGCTTTTTTACGTTTAGATGTAACCATTTCTACACCTATTGTTTCGTTTGTTTTTCTAATTTTAGACATATTTTTATAATTTAAGCCACAAATATACAAAAATAAACGTAAAACAAAAAAAATACGCCTAACATTGCATTGCCAAAATTGGGGCAGACGTGGTTAATTGAACTTTTGTACTGCTATTAAACTTCATTGCTAAATTGAACATTTGGTTTTCAAAATCCCCAACTTCGGCAATGCTTCAACGTTAGCAACAATTATTCAAACCACTTGGCAATGTTGCGTAAAAACTTCTTTCTATCGTGTCTTTTCCAAAAACCTTTTTTGAAATAACACAAATGTTTACCATGTCTATCAATCGGTGAGCCTACATCACCTTCTTCGTAATTATGCCATTTTTCGGTTTTTGGTCTTGCTATTTTCATAAAATATAACTGTTGCTAACAAGGTATATGTGCAATACCCTATTAAGGTTTGTACTAATTTCAAAGTTTCTGCATCGGGTACTGCACATATACCCAATCGTTATCGGCAAGCGTAAGCAGCCCATTGCTCAGCCATAGCATCAGCAACACCCTGAAAAAACTTGCTTCTTTTTTTACTTCCATTTGCAAATGTTTTGCCTTTATAATTTGGTTTATCTAATCTGCCACCACCACCATTTATATAAGGTTGATACTCTTTTGCGTGAGTAACATTTTCATCAAATAAGTTTGGAGTTGCATTATGGTAAAGTGGTGGCAAGTTCTTTAACCATAAGCAAGTTTTTTTTGAATATCCATCGCCAAACATATACGGTTGAATTATCTGTGAGTATTTAGGCAATCCAATAATGTTCATCGGCATAGGGTTTTCAATAGCTACGTGCTTACAATCTAAATTATAAAACAACATAAAAAACTCTTTTGCTTCCATTGCTTTTTGGTATCTATCTTCATCAATAATTCCTTTCTTTGGGTACATTCTTACAGCTCCGCCATTTGTCGTATAAGTACAAGGTGGAAAAGCAATTACAATATCCCAATGTTGTTTTAATAATTTAGTTACATCGCCAGTATAATGCCATTCAGGGTGTCCGCCTGAACATTCTTGAATATCGCAACTATATGCTTCGTGTCCTAATTTCCTAAATGCTTTTGTTACTGTTTGGCTTTCCTCACAAGCTAATAGAACCCGAAGAACGCCAGCCGATAACACGTGCTTTGCAAAAGGCAAGGCATTTGTGGTATCATCAACATTTGTATTTCTAATCATATTTAGTAGTTATTTGAAAATTTGTACTTCTAATCCTTGCCCTTCGCAAAGCACCATACGTTATAGGCAATAGGACAGACGTTCTTCGTTTCAACATTTGTGGAAGAAAAAAAAGAAAAAATACCCCACCGCACTTTAGAACAATTTAGGTTGTGATAATTCATTTTCAATTCGTTTTTTAGCTATTTCAAAATACTTGTTATCAATTTCGCATCCAATGTATTTACGCTTATATCTTGCACAAGAAACCCCTATTGAGCCACTTCCCATAAATGGGTCAAAAACTATATCTCCTTCATTTGTAAAATCGTTTATCAGTTCATTTATTAGCCTTATTGGTTTTTGTGAAGGGTGTATTGTTTTTATATCCCTATTCATTTGTGCATCAATTTGGTTTTTAATTTTTTGGTAGCTGTATGTTTTACTTTCGCTTATTGAGTTTATTTCAAATATACTTTCAGTCGTTGCATACGTTCCGCATTGCTTGTGCCAAATATGTTTTGTTCCGTAATCTAAAACAAAAGGTTCTTTATCAGTCCAAAACACAATTTGCCTACATTCATATTTTTTCATCCATTCGACAATTCCATCATAATAAACATATTCATCAGCCAAAAAATTAGGATAAGGTGGGTCAGTAATTATCACATCAAACTTTATTTGTGGCAGTATGTTTTCAAATTTATCATTGTATAATTCTATTCCCTCGCTTCGCATTTTTTCTTTTTTTTTCTTTAGTGCTTCGATTAAACATTCTGCTAAAAATCCCTACTGCCTATAACAGCGGTTTTGTGCTATTTGCCCCATCAATATTTGTGGTAACTTGAAGCCTTGTGCAAGGGGCAAACAGACACAAAGCCGCAAAACGTTACAGGCAATACTACGACCACTCCGCAAAAGACAGAATGTGTGCTATAATATCAACTGTCCAACCATCGCCAATACAATCATACGCTTCGTTGTAATTTAGTGCGGAAGTATATCCAATCGGCAATGTTTGTAATTTTTCAAGTTCATTTTGTGAAAGATAGCGAT